TAGTTCTCCGAAGTATTTAGTTATATGAAAAAGTATTTTATAGACGAAGCAAAAACCTTCGCAATTAGTGATGAGTTGGGAGCAAGAGTTGAACTCATGGGTTGGCAAGAAACTCCCATAGTTTACATTGATAATTTTTATAAAAATCCAGATATGGTAAGGAATCTGGCACTTAGATGTCCAGGCACTAACAATCCAAGAATATGTGGAGGAGTGCCTGGTGTTAGAGTGGATATGAATATGAATTTAGATCATATGCACGACGTATTCAAACAGATTGCAAAGAATGTATATGGATTGACAATGAAAGAAGACCCTCAATTTGATCAAGCATGTCTTAATATTCCATTTTCTGTCAATGTAACTCAGTCAAAAGATAGAGTTAAGATACCTCATGTAGATTACCCACCAGAAACTCAAGGTAGAGGATGGGCTGGTCTAATATATCTTAACAAACCTAAAGAATGTGAAGGTGGCACTGGATTCTATACATATAAAGGACAACAAGTTAATCCCATTCAAAGTGGAATTTGGAGAGAAGACTTTGTTGATGATTCAATAGGCCCTTGGGAGTTGATACATTTAGCAGAAATGAAATATAATAGAATGATTATGTATCCTGATAATATTCTTCATGGTGCATATGATAAGCCAGGATATTTTGAAGATGATACCTACAGATTGGTTCAAACATTTTTCATACCATTACACTTTTTTTCATAATGCATAATATTATTCTTACAGGATCAAATGGTTTTATAGGTAAAGCATTTGCAAAGAGAATTGGAAGTGATAACTTATATCAAGTAGAACAATCTCATGCCTTTGATTTCTTAAACCAGTATGATAAATGGGATACTGTAGACTATATTTTACATCAAGGAGCCATATCAAGCACAACAGAGACAGACGTAAATAAAATTCACAAGTATAATGTAGAGTTCTCTATTGCATTATTTGAGAAAGCAATAGAACATTCCGTCCCAGTCAAATATGCCTCATCTGCATCTGTATATGGTAAGATTCATAGTGAATATGGATATCTGAAAGGAACTATCAATCCACTAAACTTTTATGCACTATCAAAAGCAACTGTGGATTACTGGGTCTTAGACAATATGGACAGGTTTGAACAGATACAAGGATTTAGATACTTCAATGTATATGGTGAGGGTGAAGAACACAAAGGAGATCAGGCAAGTCCGATAAGTAAGTTCACCAAACAAGCAAGAGAGAATGATATCATCAAAATCTTTGAAGACTCAGAGTATGCCTTTAGAGATTTTGTATGCGTAGATGACGTAGTAGATGTTGTCCTAGATAATACGGCAGGGAGCGGCATCTATGATGTTGGGACTGGCAATCCGATCTCTTTCCAAGAGGTTGCAGAATTGATTGCCAAAAAAGAAGGGGCGGAGATTGAAGTAATCCCCTTCCCCAAACATCTAGAAGGCAAGTATCAAGAATATACATGTGCAGATAACTCATGGTATCAGCACGATTATAAATCAGTTAAATCGTATCTCCAGGCATAATTCTGTGAGAATCGGAATCCATATGTTCTGTACTGAACTCAAAAAGTTCAGTATCTTCTAGTGCAAACATACGATGTTTCAGTCCAATAGGTACATGAAACTTATCACCTCTTCTTAAAATAGTTATATCTGCCTTCTCTATATCCATATCCCAACTATGGTATAGTTTTATCTTTCCACTCTGAACAAAAAATACTTCGTCTTTTAATTTATGATAGTGCCATGAACACTGTTTGTCCTTTGCAATAAACAAAAGTTTACCACAATACTTTTCACAGTTTGCGATCCATTTTTCATATCCCCATCCCTTTGGAACAAACTTTACTGGTTCCGCTGCACGAGCATTACGAGGTCTTCTACTTGGCCCTAAAGAAGTCATCAGAGTTTACACCTTTGTCATCAATAAAGAAATCAGCATGTGGTTTACCTAATATCAATGAATGATATTTACATCCCCAATCTTTAAGTTGTTTTTCTGTAAGATCAAATAATAGAACAGATGCCTTTGCACTTGCATCTGGATCATCACCGAATCGACCCATACCTCTAGCGGTAAAGTAAGTGATATTATGACCTTCATCATACAACTTATTTATTGTAGCAATTCTATCCCACCATGGCATTGCCTTGGAGTAATCTCTACCCACAGTAGGACTACAAATAGTGCCGTCTATATCAACACAATATCTCATTCTTCTTCCACCATCTCAAGTTCTTCAATAGCGTCTACAGGAACTTCATGTTCTCCTATTCTATAGAAATGTTGTTTTTTTCCTGACTTGTAACTCTCACGTTCTCCAAGATATTCTATGTCTTTGCATTTATTTTCTCGAAGCCACGCCTGTAGTCTATGGTGCATAAGATCTGCACTACTAATTCCTTTCATTTTTTTCTCCGATTGATTCTATGTCTGTTTTAGTCAAATGATAGGCGCCAGGATGAGTAACTGCAATCGCAGCTGCTTTGTTAGCATACTCTATCGACATTCCCATATTTTTAGTATTTAAAAATTTGTAAACTAATGCTGCTAGAAATGTATCTCCAGCACCACATACATCAAATACTTTTACTGGTTGGGGCTTGTAAATCATACCATCCCATAATGCACCAGCAGACCCCAAAGTAACGATAAGGTGATCATCGTCAGGTAGATGGTCTTGTATAAGGTCATCGTACTCTTTTTTGTTTATTTTCCAGTATACATTATCTTTCTGGAAAAGTCTACGCTTCTTCGTATCTACAAACACTGGTCTGTTAATATTGTTACATATTATCCAAAGATCGTCTTCTGTAAGGTATCCTTTATCATAATCTGAAATAACTATGGCATTTGGATTCATATGCATAAATGCCATTTTTAATTCTGCATTAGCAATTCTACTCACTTTTGGAGTTTCGTCTAAACGCATCAACTGATAACCACTATTGGTATCTACAAATCTTGTTTTAAATATTTCTTCTCTCTGGGAGAGTAAAACGGTATTGATACCAAAAGATCTGAGATTTAGTTCAGTATTCCCTGCCATACCTGGCCTTTCTTGAACCTTCACTTTATCTAAAACTGGTACAGGTTGTTCTGGACTTAGCCTTTTACACTCTCCAAAAACGTACTTATCCGTACACTTATCACCTATAACAATTACGTTAAATTGTTCTGCCACGAATTTTAGTAATAATTTCAGTTGTGGAATAATTTAGTCTAGGAAGAAATCTGATCTGTCTGGCATATTCTTTACCAACCACATCTCCTCCTTGCCAATCATCACCCAGTAACAGTATATCAGGCATGTATAATTTTATCAACCCCTCTAACTCCTCTCTCGTATTAAAATATAAAACTTCGTCAATATATTTTATCGCCTGTAACATGGAAATTCTATCACACAAATTGTTGATGGGCTTAAACGCACCTTTATCTTTACGAATCTTCTCATCTGTGTCTGTAGCTACAATAAGTTTCTTTCCTAGAGATGCACCAACTTTGAATAATTCAATATGGCCAGGATGTAGAATATCAAAAGTACCATTACACCACACTATATTATTTTCCATACCATCCCTCCAATATACTTTTTTGGGAAATAGATTGTTTTACACTACTATCTAGTCTTTGGATATAGTTTTCAAATCTAGGAACAATGTCTTTAACATCTTTATACCAATATTCTTTTTTTGGAATTTCAGGCATCAACTGTAATAACCATACATGCCAGTTACTTCCTCCAAAGAATGAACTAGATCTATGTTGCTGGAATGTAGTTAAATGCGGATCATTTATCTGATCTTCCATATATTTTTGCATACCAGATTTTTCATGACTCAATCTTACATAATCCCAAAACTTACCCTTTCTCTCACAATACGAATAATGCATATTTACATAATCAACTGCACTCTCAAAGGCGCATTTCATTCTAATATCATAGATACCTGTTTCATATGGATTATAGAAACAATCAACCATACACTCTTCCAAAAACTCACATCCCCTTATCATCAATGCCAATCCAGTGCTTTCTAATGGTTCTATAAATCCAGCACTAAGTCCAATAGGAACCACATTTCCTTCCCAAAATTTTTCAACATATTGAGGTTTCCAATCTAACATTCTTAGATCTTCTTTTTTAATTCTATTATTCCAATGTTCTACAAAAGCATCTGCCACTACATCTGGATCTGTAATTGATCTATTGAAACAATATCCAGTTCCTATTCTAGATCTTGTAGGTATTCTCCATCTCCACCCATGTTCTAACGCTGCACAATCGGTATATGGATGCATCTCTTGACTTTTATTTTCATATTCCACTTTAGCTGCAAAAGCAGTATCTATGAATAATCTATCACTTAAATCTATATTATGATTACCTACAAGCATCTGTTTCCAACCAGTGCAATCTATAAACAAATCCCCAGTAATTTCCGATCCATCATCTAATATTATTTTTTTGATGTCAGATTTTGTTACATCATCTGACAAACCATCTCTATAGATATCTACAACATCAGATTGAATATATTCTTTTAGGTATGGTATAGTATTTTTTTGTAAAAATTGTACTAATTTACCACAGTCTATTTGGTAAGCATATGTATCTCTTATATAATCCGTCTCTATTTTATTATTCATCGCTGATTTATACAAACCAGATATGTCTTTTATATCATATTGATCTTGATAACTAGTCCAAATATCATACAAGGGAACTCTAGGTAAACTTGGATCATCACCGTCACCTATGATACCAAATCCAAATGGATGCCAAATTACATTTTCTTCCTTTCCCCAGCCAGGAAATAGTATACCAGCTTTGTAAGTAGCATCTATTTCATTCATCCATTGTTGAGGTTCATAATTCATCTGCCTCATCACTGCTGGAAAACTTAATAATGTAGCTTCTCCTACACCAACTCTCTCTGGTTGTGACTTATCAATAACAACAACATCTATTCTTTTATTCCACCTTCTTGCGAACCAAGATGCAGTTATCCATCCAGCGGTTCCACCACCAACAATGACTATTTTTTTAACAACCTTCATTAGTTCTTTATTTGGATCATAAGACCGTACTCAGGCAGATAGAGGTATTCTATCAAACTATTTGCAAGAGTCCTCAGAGCGTCGTCTAGGGTCTCTACAAGAGGTTCTCCGCCTAGGTTGAAGGATGTATTGAAGATAATAGGGCATCCTGTCTTATCATACCAAGTCTTAATTAAATTATAGTAATGAGGGTTGACATCTTCTGTAACTGTTTGAATTCTGCATGTATCATCAACGTGAATAATTGCTGGAATTTTTTCTTTGATTCCTTCCTGACATCTAACAGCATACATCATGAATGGTGTCTCATCCATACCACGAAGATCAAACCATTCATGTACATGTTCTTTCAATATTGATCCAGCAAAAGGTCTGAAATACTCACGACGTTTGATGGTATTGACATGATCTTTTCCTTTTGGATCTCTAGGATCATACATGATAGATCTGTTACCCAAGGCACGAGGCCCTGCTTCTGATTGTCCTTGGAATAATGCAACAATATTTTTACTTGTAATAAGATCTACTGCATCTTCATGTGTAGCTTCAAAGATTCTAGTTGCGTTATAATAATTAGCAAGATCTGTAATATATTCTCTATCATATTCATACTTAGGCCCGTAATATAGATCCTTAATCTGTGGATGTATCTTTGTATTCTTACTGACTCTTTGATATTGTAAGTACGCTGCACCGATAGCTGTTCCAGCATCATTACTTACTGGTTCTACAAATAGATTGATACCTTCATCTTTTAACTGTTCAAGATACCAGTAGTTTGCAACACAGTTCAATCCATATCCACCAGATAGAACAACATTTTTATTACCACTCATATCAACTGCCTTACGAATCAAATCTAAAACCATTTGTTCTGACTCAGTTTGGATGGCATATGCCATGTCTCTACGACTTTTTAGTTTTGTTAGATCTGTTTTTTCATTTATATCAGCAGGATCTCGAAGTTCTGTAAATCTACCTTTGTTTACAACAGCACCATTAGGATATGTTGGTACAATTAAATCTCTATTAGTGGTAGACCAATCACTCATGCCATCGTAATTTGTATAGATGTCTGGTATGTTTAAATTTTGACTACCATATGGGAAAAGTCCCATAGTTTTACCAGCCTCAATAGGAGCCCATCCACAATATTGTGTGACTGCCTCATATGCTTTTACAATACCAGCAGACTCATCTATTACTAATTCGTGAGTTCCCTCTTCTTCATAGAATTTGGATTCAAAGT